CTTGATAGAATAAACGTTAGAAGATTATTACTTCAAGCTCGTAAATTGATTTCAGCGGTATCTGTAAGATTATTGTTTGAACAAAACGACCAAAAAGTAAGACAAGACTTCTTAAACGCGGTTAACCCTATCTTAGATGCAATCAGAAGAGACAGAGGTTTATATGATTTCCGAGTAACAGTTTCTTCAGACGCTGCTGACTTAGATAGAAATCAGTTAACAGGTAAGATTTATATCAAACCAACCAAATCGTTAGAATTTATAGATATCACATTCTATATTACTCCAACCGGAGCATCTTTCGAGAATATATAATAATAAAAATTATGACCCATTATAATAGTGGGTCATAATTAAGCCTTAATTTAAATGTATGTTAAAAAATAAAATAGTCGAAGGTATTGATGAAACGGGAGCACCGGATGAAAAATATTACGCATTTGATTGGGATGATAATATTGTCTCAATGCCAACTAAAATATTGTTAAAAGATGAAGAGGGGGATACTGTAGGAATGTCAACCGAAGATTTTGCCACATATAGAGAAGAGATTGGTAAAGAACCTTTTGAGTTTGACGGGCATAAAATTGTTGGTTTTTCCGACCAACCATTTTTTTATTTTGGTGTTAATGGTGACAAACAATTTATTATAGATGCTATGACGGCTAAACCAGGTCCTGCTTGGGATGATTTTGTTGAGGCAATTAATAATGGTTCTATATTTTCAATTGTTACCGCAAGAGGACATACACCGTCAGTTATAAAAGAGGCTTGTTATAATTATATCATTTCTAATTATAACGGTATAGATTCAAATGAATTAGTTAAAAATTTAGAAAAATATAGAGATTTAAATGATGAAGACAGCATTTCTAAAAGAGAAATGATTAGAGAATATTTGGATTTATGTAAATTTTACCCTGTAAGTTATGGAGAAGGTTCCGCAACTAATCCGGAGGAAGGTAAAATTAAAGCGTTAAAAGAATTTGTGGGGTATGTTAAAGAAATGTCTAATTATATTCAAAAGAAGGCGTTTTTAAAAAATAAAATAAGTAATTATTTTGTCCCTAAGATTGGATTTTCAGATGACGATTTAAAAAATGTGGATGTTGTAAAAAAACATTTTGAGCAAGACCCAGAGAATATAATTAAAACATATTCAACAGCAGGAGGAATAAAAAAAGAATATTAAAATAATTATTATAATAAAAACTATTTAATAAATAAAAACTATAAAATAAATATTAATATAAAAACTAGGATTTCTAGAATGATAAATATTTTAATTTTAAAAGTCAAGTGATAAAATTTAAATAGGTTATATTTATAATAAACAAGATAAAAAATAAAATTTAAAAAACAAATAGACAATGGCTGATTTATTAATGAAAATGCCCATACCGTATGAACCAAAAAGACAAAATAGGTTTATTGTACGATTCCCTTCAGCTTTAGGGATTAACGAATGGTTCGTAGAATCGGCTGCTAGACCACACGTAACTATAACTCCGGTGGCGATACCTTTCTTAAATACTGAAACATATGTTGCAGGACGTTTTGTTTGGAGTACTATACCAGTTAAATTTAGAGACCCAATTGGACCTTCTGCGTCTCAAGCTCTTATGGAGTGGGTTCGTTTATGTGCGGAGTCTGTAACAGGACGTATGGGATACGCAGCGGGATATAAAAAGAATGTTGACCTTGAAATGTTAGACCCAACAGGTGTTGTTGTGGAAAAATGGATTTTGGAAGGTTCTTGGTTAAGTGATGTTAACTTTGATGCTTTACAGTATAGTTCAGATGCTTTAGCGACTATCAGTGCGACATTAAGAATGGATAGATGTATTTTAGTATACTAATATTATTATAAAATAAAAATTAATCCCACATTAGTGGGATTTTTTATTTATAATACTTTATATAAATTTTTAACTAACTATTATTTATAATAAAAACAAAATTATATGGAACAAGATATTGTAAACGCTGGAACCGAAAATTTCAATTTACCACACGATGTTGTGCAATTACCTTCAGGGGGGATTTTTTATAAATCAAAAAAGAAATCAATAAAAGTAGGTTATTTAACTGCAACAGATGAAAACTCGTTAATGTCGGGTCAAGGAACTAATGATAATATTATTATGTCATTACTTAGAAATAAAATGTATGAACACGACCTAAGACCGGAAGAGTTAATTGACGGGGATGTTGAAGCGATTTTATTATTCTTAAGAAATACATCTTTTGGTCCTGAATATACTGTAAGTTTAACTGACCCTCAAACAAAAAAACCTTTTTCACATTCGGTTATTTTGGATGAATTAGATATTAGAAAAACTGAAGTTAAACCGGATGAAAATGGATTATTTACAACAAAATTACCAAAATCAGGTGTTACTGTTAAATTAAGACCATTAACATACGCAGATACTTTGGAAATAAGTTCAATAGTTGATACTTATCCTGTTGGTAGAACAGCACCAATAGTAACACTTAGATTAATGAAACATATTGTGGAAGTTAATGGTGATTCCGATAAATCAAATATTGCGATATTTGTAAGTACCCTACCGATTATGGATTCAAAATATATCCGTAAATTTATTAGAGATAACCAACCATCGTTAGAATTAACGAGAGCCGCAATCGCCCCATCAGGAGAAAAGATATCATTTGAGATATCGTTTGGGGTGGAGTTTTTTCGGCCTTTCTTCTAATCACAGACAACTTCTGATTGAAGAATATTACTTTATGGCGAAATTTATTAGAACTTCATATACTGAATTCTTTCAAATTCCGACATATGTTAGAAAATACCTTATAGATAGGATAATTGAAGATAATACACCAAAGACGTAATTTAAAACTACTCTTTGGTGTATTTATGTATAAAACACATTTGTTATGGCAGGAGAAGAAACCGGTGGAATAGGTGATATGGCGGGAAAAATGGGAAAAGAATTAGGTAAAGCATTTACCGATAATTTTAACCCCGCTGTTATTCTAGAGACATTAAGACAAGTTGATGATGGTGCGGCTAAAGTATTAGGTACGTTTGGTGCTAGTAGAGAGGCGGTTGCGGCTATTAGACAAAACCTTGCGAATGCGATTCCGGATGTTACTGAATTAGGTGGTGGTTTTGAAGAAATTCTTCGAATCCAACAGGATGTCTCATCAACATTAGGAAAAAATTTAGTTTTATCTACCGACGCTTTCAAAGAGATGTATTCAACAATGAAGGCTTCCGGTCAAGACGCATCAACAATTACTAAATCGTTTAAAGATGTTGGTATATCTGTTTATGATGCCACAAAACAAATGGGTGATGTTGTTAATATTGCAAGAGCGTCCGGTGTCAACGCAAGTGCGGTTTCAGGACAGGTGCTACAAAATATGGAGGCTCTTAACAAATATAATTTTGAAGGGGGTGTTCAAGGATTGGCAAAAATGGCCGCACAAGCAACGAGTTTAAGAATTGATATGAAAGATTCGTTGGCTTTTGCAGAAAAAGTTTTTGACCCTGAAGGTGCTATTAATATGGCCGCGTCAATGCAACGATTAGGTGTTGCTCAAAGTGATTTGTTAGACCCATTAAGAATGATGGACTTAGCTCAAAATGACCCTGGAGAGTTACAAAACCAAATTGCCAAAATGTCCCAACAGTTTGTTCAATTGAAAAAAGACGGAACCGGTTTTGAGATTATGCCGGGAGCTAAACGTCAAATGAGAGAGATTGAAAAAGAAATGGGATTACCATTAGGTCAATTATCTAAAATGGCGTTAGCAAGTGCGGACTTAGACGATAAGATGAAAAAAATCAAGTTTCCTGCGGCTACTGATGAACAAAAGACTATGATTGCCAATATGGCGGAAATGAAAGGTGGTCAATATGTTGTTAATTTTACAGATAAAGATGGTAAAGCTCAAGAAAAGGCGGTATCTGAATTAAATCCTGACGATATGCTGGCTTTGGTTGAGGCGTCAAAACCAAAAAGTATGGAGGAATTGGCTAAAGGTCAATTAAATACTTCAGAAAGAATTGCGGGTATTTTAGAAGGTATGTCAAAAAGACTGCCGGCAGCCATTGCGGGAAGTAGAGGTGGTAAAGCGATTACTGAAGCACCAAGAGAAATAGTTGAAGGGTTAGGAACCGTAACAAAAGGTATTACGTCTAAAAAAATTGGTCAAGGTTTGGATGAAACAACAGATATTGCTTTTGATGTTTTAAATAAATTTGCAAAAGGAACGGGGACAATGGCGGACGTTACAGAGTCTTTCTCTAAAATTAGTGAAAACACTAAAACAGCTTTTGGAAGTACTTGGACAGAGGCAATGAGTAATGCAAAAATAGCTACCGATAATTTAAGTAAATCTCAAAATGGTCTTATTCAACTACTTAATTCGGTTTCAGGAAATGGTGTTACTGGTGCTGCGGTTAAACCAACAACATCAAATGGAGTGCAAAAACTTAAAGTTGATGATTTTATAATTGAAACACACAAACAAGATGAATTGAAATTGGTTGGTGGTACTAACTTAATGGGTGATAAATCAGGTGGAAGTCAAGGTAGTTCAGAACCTACAGTAGTTAAACTAGAGTTTAGTGTTGATGTGAAAGGTGGTAATATGACTGAACATCAATTTATGGAAGTATTAAGTAAAACAGGTGTTAAGGAACACTTAGCTCAAACTATGACTAAAACAATGGGTGATAGTGTTAGACTTAATCATAAAAAATAACTTTAAAAAATAGGTGAGTACCTATTTATAATAAAAGAATAAAATATGCCAAATAGCCCATTATCATTTGCGTCTACATCATCGTTTAGAAACGCTTTATTAAGTAAAAACTTATCACCATATGGTGTTACTGGTGTTTATTCTCCATCATCATCGGATTTAGACACTGAAACTGTATTAAGTGCGTTTAATGTAATTGATTCACCAAATGAATTAATTGCGGAAGATACTTTTGCTGCTCAACTTTATCCATTAAATCAGTTTGGACCTAATGAAGGGTACAATACAACAATAGATTATAATGGAGCACCGTTACCGGTAAATTCAAATCAGGGAGAATATAGTCCGGATGATACGGCTTTGGATTTAGTAAATGAATTTTTTATTGATAGTGCTTATGTAAGTAATTATTTTGGTCCTATTGGGGGTTATAATGATATGGTTGACATAACCAATGATAGTAGTCTAGGGTCTCCATTACATATACCTTACAATTCAAATTTTGTACCTTCAACATATTCTCCGTATAGTATTTTATTAAGTGATAATCCCGATGGTGATAACGGTTCGTTATCTCAGGATTCATATATGGCTAGATTAGCCTCTCAAAAATTAAAAGAATCTTTCCAATATAGAATTGATAGAGAAATTTCTATTAATACTGTTGGGATGGTTAATTTACAATCATTACAAGACCCTTTTGAGGCGAGTTTACTTATTTCGGGACAACAACCTTTAATATATAAAGATTGGACAATTACAGTACCTGAAAACCCTATTGTGGGTGTGGTTGATTTAGTAACTAAGTTAGCCGGTGCGTATTGGCCGGTTTCATTAATTCCGGGAGATTATTTTGACGATAATACAAAAAATGGTCAAACACCTCAAACTTCAAATGCGTTAAATGTTGCAAATCAATTAACGGGGGGTTTATTATCACCAATATTAAATAAAAAAAGAAATCCTTCTGAAATATTTTTAGCTAACACTGGAAATGGTCAAAGGTCGTCATTATTTAATAATATTGAATATAATAGATATCAACCTGCGTATAATGGTCAATATGGTGGATTATTAGGTATTGGTCAAGCAATATTTGATGCGGTGTTAAATAGTAACGGAACTTTAACCGGTGGTTATTATGTTGGTAGTAAAACTGCGGAACCATCTTCAATAACATCACCAGCTAATCAAGTTCCGGTAAACGCTTTTGGCCAACAAACGGATGCACCGGTGTATGGACCTTCTGAAATAGGTATTTTATTTGAAGGAAACTCTGACTTACTTAATTTTGGTTTAGCGGCTAAATCGTCAAGTGATGGTGGTGGTCTCGATGGTGAATTTGTTTGGACATCACCAAAATATAAAGGTGCCGCAGGGTATCACGCAACACCTGGTGGTGGACAAGGGTCTGCCGATGACGGATTCAATTTAATTAGTAGTAATTATACTCGAGATGAATCAACAAATGTTGAGTTTAAAAAAACATCAATTTTAGATGAGACTCAAAGGTTAGTAAATTCTGCAGATAACGTTCAAGGTATTACAAGACTAAAACACGTTGGAAACGCGATTAATCAAGTTAGTAAGGTATTCCACGATGGTTATAAAGAAATGACTAAAGGTTCACAAGTTGTGTCTTATACAGACCAAACAACCGGTGGTGAGGCAGGTATTGAGTATTGTAGAGTATTCACAAAAGATACACCATATTATACTTATGCTGATTTACAAAAAACGGAAGGTATAACAACATCAGGAAGAAGATTTACAAATTCTGTCTTAGATAATACGTATAACCTTAATATTGCACCTATGAGAAATCCTGGCTCAACAAATATTGTTCCGGATAAAGACGAATCGTTTGATTTGTTGGGTAGTGGTCAAGGTGGTTATGCAAAAAAATATATGTTCTCAATTGAAAATTTAGCTTGGAGAACATCAAGTAAGCCTGGTTTTACTTATGATGAATTACCTGTTTGTGAAAAAGGACCAAACGGGGGTAGAGTTATGTGGTTTCCACCATATGAACTTTCTTTTACTGATAGTAGTACCGCAAGTTGGAATCCGACATCATTTTTGGGTAGACCCGAACCTATTTTTACGTATAAAGATACTAGAAGAAGTGGTACGTTAAGTTGGAAGATTATTGTTGACCACCCTTCTATTATGAATACGATTGTTGAAAAACAATTAAAAGGTCAGAAAAAAGATAGAATTAATTCAATAATGGATTCATTTTTTGCTGGTTGTGTGAAATACGATATTTACAAATTAGCTCAAAAATTTAACACAATTCCGATTAAGGATTTATATACTTATCAAAAAATATTAACAAACCCAAAAGTGAATGAGAGTCAAGTTAAGGCTGTTATTGATGAAAAAGGTGACGCAAATACTATTAATAATAAAGAAACACCACAAACAAATCAGGACACAACGATTGCGGATTTCCAAAATAGATATAAAGAATTTGCGTTTTATTTTGATAATGATATACCGGGACCACCTAAAAAAGGTTCGACGACCGCAAGTACTTCTTATCTTAGTGATTACAACACTTATGTTGATAATATGAATATTGGTAGATATCAAGCGATGGCTGATGGAATATTTAATCCTGGTTCAAGTAGTAAAAATACGACAGAATTTTTTAAAAATGTAATAATTGAAAATTTTAAATTTATCACACAGGGGGAGAAAAACTTCTTTACGGACGCTCTTAATATTCTAAAAAATAAAAAAGGTTCTATAGTTATTGATATGATTGCTTCGGCATCGGCACCGGCATCAAAAAGTTATAATGTGGATTTGTCTAAAAGACGATATGATTCGGTTATTAATTTTTTAAAGACATTTCCTGTTGGGGCGGACACATTAGCAAAATATATAGACGACAAATCATTAACAATTAATACTGTTGCCGCGGGTGAGACAATTTCTATACCTGTTAGTCCATTGGGTTTAGGTGCTCAAGTTAATTGTACTGATAATATTACCGCACAAATAACTCCTAACGAAGCGACTAATAAAGTTGCTCAAGTTTTTTCGGTAAATGCGATGGCTTGTAGACGTGTTAAAATTCAAAATATTAAAGTAACTCCATCTCCAACACCAACACCATTACCGGAACCACCTAAAGTTGTTCCACCAACAACAGGGTCAACTAAACCTGTTGAACCAATTGTTACAATACAACAAAAAATTAAGGAAGGTATTACTAAAAAAATTATTAGACAAATGTTGTCTGAATGTGATTATTTTGAGGCAATTAAGGAGAGTTCTCCAATGGTCTATGACTCAATACAAGATAAGGTTAAATATTTTAATCCAGCGTTTCACTCTATGACACCCGAAGGATTAAACGCTCGTTTAACGTTCTTAAATCAATGTGTTAGACCTGGTGAAACAATACCTGTTATTGGTACGGATGGTAAACCAAAGTATAATGATGCGTCAAATACGGCATTTGGTGCGCCACCTGTATTAGTATTGAGAATTGGTGATTTTTATAATACTAAAATTATTCCAAGTACGGTTAGTTTTAGTTATGAACCATTACTTCTTGATATGAATCCTGAAGGTATTGGTGTTCAACCAATGTTGGCTAAAGTGACAATGGCTTTTGATATGATTGGTGGTATGGGTCTTGCAAAACCTGTTGAAGAATTACAAAACGCTCTTTCATTTAATTATTATGCAAATACTGAGATATATGATGATAGAGCTACTGCTACTGAAGATACAAGTGCTTTAGACGCACAAATGGTACAGTCAATTGTTGGTTCTCAACCAACGGTAAGTTCAAATAGTGATAATAACCAACAAACAAATGATGCGGGTACAACTATTGGTGAAATAATGACTACGGTACCAAACGCTGAGGGTGATACGGGTGATATTAACTATAAATCAATAATGGATAAATTATTGGAAGTTACTAAAGAATATTACGCTAATATTGTTAATCAAGCTGAAAGTACAACAAAGTCTTATAATGACGGTATTTGGCAATTAATGTGTAAAACAAGACAATATATTAACGGGGAATTTACTATACCAAATCAAACTCAAAAGGTTACTATTTTTGGTAAACAATCGTTCCAATCAAGTGTTGATGAATTGTTTAATAGTGTAATTGCGGATATTGACAGTGGTTCAAATGTGTTAATCGTAGGGTTAAAGGCGTTACAATATAACGATGAAACAGTTATTAAACGTGTTAAAGACAATTTAAAAAAATATATTAACGATTATAAAGGTGATTTTAGTAATGGTATTACTCAAATAGGTAATAATATCACCCAACAAGAACAAACAATGGTTCAAGTGTTTAGAAAGGTTAATTTAGTAACAACATTAACCGATGGTCTTATTATTGATAATTTAGGTCCTAAAATATATAGTCTTTCAGGTACATCTGAGGTTGATAAATCAAGTGGTGGTCCACCTTCTAATACGTTTGAAGAACTATGGAGAGATTTTCAAAATGTGGGTGCTAGATTAATGAAATTTAATGATTTTATTAGTAATCCGGCTCAAGGAATTATACCGGGTAGTCCATATGATAAACCTGGTAGTTTTACTCCAAGTTCACCATCTTTTGGTACTGATTTACCGGATAAGAGTTTCT